GACGGTATCCGCCACGCATAGGCATGTTGCGGACGTTGGGTGACTTCGTCTTACCAACGTTTTTACGGAAAGATCGCGCGCTCTTAGATTTGCTTACTCTTTTACGGTACATTTTTTTAAACCTTTCTGTTAGTGATACTAGTGTGTTTTGGTGGTTTTTCCACCACCTGTGACAGTTACATCAAGTAGAGTAACTGTCACTTCCGCTTATTCAGCGGAATCGGTGGTGGTTTTTATTGGTTCTACGAACGGTTTTTGCTCCGTTTTAGGAGCATTTACTAAGCCAAGTTCAATGGCTTCGTTAAGATTTTTCTCGTCTTGCATAAAATAGACGAGATTAGCCGGATCGTTATCGAAACGTTTTCGAATATTCGACGGCAATAGGTCAAATTCGCGCTCAGAGGCGATAATTTGATTTAGGGCAGTGTGATAGTCAACTGCGTCAGAAAAGTCCGGATAGAGGGCTTCTGACGTGTTTACAGGCATATGCCCAGTTTTACCGAAGCGACGTAAAATTTCATTGATGTCGCATTCTTCTTTATGGTGCTGCTGCGCGCGAGTTGGCTCCTGACAGCTCAACCCGCACGCATTTGATGCAGCGTTGTGATCATAGTTGTATTGAGTACGAATGAAGACCGGAGCAGCTGCTAGGTCTTTAGTAGATTTTGTCGTCATTATTTCACTCCAAATGCGGACTTAGCGGAATTTACGCCGTCCTCGATTAAGTTATAGACAATACCATACTTACCGTATGGTAGGCCTTTCTTTTCTGAACTAGTTTTAGCAGTGTTCAGTTTCCATTGAGATCGAGAGAGTTGTTCATCTTCGATCATATTTTTTAGCTTTTGTTTAATATTTGGGTTATCTGCAAGAATATTTGCAGTTTCAGCATCAGTTTTATCAATATCCGCGCGAATTGCCATTTCGCTAGTTTGAGCATTGCGGATTTGTTGAGACATTTGTGCAGCATTAAACGCTGTGTTAGCAGCGTTTCCTAAAGCGTTTTGCATTGTAGCTGTTGCGCCCGGTGCAGATGCACCAGTACCAGCTCCGCCTACAGGAGTCGAAGCTCCGCCTTGAGAATAAGCAAGCATCGGGTTATAACCCGCAGCTTTAAGATCTCCCGCTGCGCGTTGATAAGCAGTATTGGACATTCTTTCTTGAAAGTCCATCATCTGTTTATTTTGAGCAGCTTGAAAATCCATTTGCTCACGGGTAGAACCCTGTTGAAATGCCATTTGATTTTGAGCCATCTCTTGATTAGCTCTATTAGCGGATTGAGTGCCGAGATAGGAGCCAACAGCTCCCAAAGCGGCACCTACACCGGGACTAATAAAAGATGCGATCGGGGCTATTTTACTAGCCGTCGATGTTACTGCATTCATAACGCCGCTAAATAAGCCCATGATTAGAAATGATCAATTAAGCCAGGTACAGAATACATTGGCATTGGTCGAGCCATCTTGACGTCAAAGAAAGCGTCAAAAATGAATTCCTGTCCTTGAGCAGAAGCGCCTACGGCTAATACGCGCTCCATAGGCGGACGATCTTCAATAAACGTATTGTTCAATGTGGGGGCAGAAGTAAAGTTCTGAGCGAGATGCCAACCGTCAAGAGTACCAGCAGTAGTAGATCTAAATAAACCAGTAATTTGACTAGGTTTATGACGGTATTCAGCCCATCGTTCTTGGTATCCAAAAACGTTTTCGTCTGTTGCTGTTCCTGTTGCATAAATTTCCTTATTAAGAATTGCTTGTTCGCCTAAATGTGCGAAAGCAGGGAAATAGAAATCATATCTAGTTTGACGGCTCCACATTTTGTGTAAGCCTTGTTGATAAGTAAGGTCTGCACGTACGGCAACTAAGCCTATGATAAGACCGTGCTCAGTAAATGACTGAGTAAAGCCATGGCCAGTAGCCAAGGCTGTGCCCATAGCGGCCAAAGTGCCGAGGGGTGTTGTTGTCGCAGTAACAGTAGAAGCTGATGTCTGCGCAATTGGATTAATGTTGATTGAGGTGCTACCACCGCCAAGATATTCAGGGCGTTGTAGGCGAGCGTCAGGAGAAGTGACACCGAAATGAGAACGGATAATTTCTGTATAACGTGTACCACCACGTGCATCGCGTTCCATAAGTTTTTGAATTTGGAAGGCTTGACGGAGTTGGTTGATTGTTGCTGCTGTTGCGTCTGATAAGTCTGCATAAAGTCCTGTTGGGTCAGCGAAGGAAACAAGAGGGTTTCCAGAACCTAAATTACCATTAACAAATAATTTTTGATTTGTGTTGTCATAGACTAAAGCGCCTTTTACAGCGGTATTATCATTTCTGGCTAAATTAACACCTGCTCCATCGGTATAAACAGGAGCTTGTGTACCTAAAGGCAAAGCTACACTTTCGCCTTTTTGTGGCCATGGAAGTGCTGATGTGAAATAGTCATGACGCTTACCACGTCTAAGTAATACATAATCCGTTGCGTCATCAGGGCCGTCATCTGTTGAAAACGGCGCAGGGTCTTGTAAGTTTTGATCTCGAAACCATTCGTTCCAAATAAGATTATAAGCTCTGTGCCATAACACAGAATGTTCAATACGTTGTGTTGGGTCTACTTGACCTACGGTCGGTAAACCCATGTAATCGGATAATGACAATGGTTCATATCCGCCTACTGGTGAAGATACAGTAGGAATTAGATAATCCGTGCTATCGCCCGGTTTGTTTTGTTCTCCCATGAATTTTTGCCAATTGTCCCAAACCAAACGGTTGGGTACAAAGAAGAAAAATGTATCCATGTGAAGATTATCCATAATTGGATAAAGAGGTGTTGCCATACGGGCAAAGAGGGTACTTTTAAGATTAACAGTATCGCCCGGTAGCACTTCGTCTACATAGATTGGGATTAGTTTTCCCGAGTCGAATGTTGTTTTGTGTGTTTTTTGTGCTACGAATTTTGAGCGTGGTATATCTGCTCGGGGAATCATTGAGAATTTGTGGGTGTCTACGGAGCGATTACGGTGCATAAGTTCCTCTTGAAGTTCCGCCCTATTACTTACGTAATAAGGCGGTTAGTTTTTAAAGTGGTGTTTTAGCTTGTTTTCCTAAAATGAGTACTTTAGGTAAGTCAAGCATGAATATACGGGATGTTTGATCGTCAAATTCGCCGAGCTCATATAGATCGAAATCATCAGCGTGGTTGAAGAGTTGATTGTTAGAGTCATTACGATTGACTTCGTCAGTAAATGAACGGATGGCTACGCCAATAGAAGGTACGAACATAGGACGAGCATAAGTTTCTGCAGCTCTGTCATATACGGTACAAATAATATGTTTCATCGTTTTTTCTTTCAGGTTAGATTTTTCGTTTCAATTTTGAGATTTGAGCCAGTTTGACAGTTTCCTTTGTTTTCAGTCGTTCCGGTTCGTACTCTGTTCTGTCCTTCTCGAGTGCTTTGAGATGACGTTCCCATTGTAAGTCATCAAACTCGAAAGGTGCAAGTTTTTTATAAATATTATCGTAATATTTTGGTGGTTTTGACTTTTTACCCCTTACTTCGACAAAGTCGTTAGGGTAAACGTCAGGTAAGTATTTTTTAAGCCAATTAGCTCCGATTCCGGGCTTTAGGCTCATTTTGTTGAACTCAGGTTTTCGTTCGATAAGCTCCCCAGTAGATAGGTCGCAGTATGTATAGTGGTCTTTTGCAGTCATTCCGTCTTTATTGGGACGGGTTCCAGTTTGTTTTTTCATAATATAACGAGCTACATAGGCAGCAGATTCGAAGTTGACATCGCCGATTGATGAATAACCATGCGGCCATAGACTTTCAAGGACTTCGGATCTATAAAGCTTAGAACCTGCAGAGGATGTTGACCACAGTTTTCGATCCTGAAAATTAATTCCGAAAAGGCAGGCATGGTAATGAGGTCGGTCGAAAGATTCTCCGTACTCACCTGCCATATAAAAGCGTATTCCGGTTTTTCCGTGGTTATATCGAAAGTAGTCTCGGAGTGATCTA